GCTACGGATACGCCCTTCGGGGCCATGCCGTACAATAAAGTCTTGCGGATCAGTAAGTATCGCAAGGATGCGTCTGCGGCACGCATTTACCCAGGGGACTTCGTGATTATGGAAGCCGATGGGAACGTCGCACCCGCAACCGCTGGAGCGCTCCACATCATTGGTGTGGCAGCGGACAGTTCTGCGGGCTCCACCGCTGACACGGAGGTCCTCATTTATGATGACCCCGATCAGCAATTCGTTGTGCAAGATGACAGTGACACTACGGCTGTCAGTGAGACCGAGATCGGCCTCAATGCGGATATCGTAGCGACCGCTGGGAGTACCGTCACCGACCGCTCCAACCATGAGATTGATTCCTCAAGCGCGCTCGCCGCAACAGGTCAGCTCCGCTTGCAGGGACTTCACCCCATGGAACTGGATATGGGCCGTGCCGGGTTCGCCACCGCCGCTGGACAACAGCGGAAGTGGATCGTGACCATCATGGAACACCACCTCCGTAACGTCAACACCACGGATACGACCAGTACCTTTGGTCCGACCGGCGTGTAAGGGAGATAAAGAATGGCTACGCTGAGAACCGCTCTGCCAGACCTTTATCTCACGAGGCTGGCGTTTCTGGAAGATGTCCTCTTCGACGAGATTGACATTGAAGATGGTGTCGTCTCGCGGGTTGTGCGCGTGAAAGACATGGGCAACAAGCCCTTTGTCCGCACGACCACCGTTGCATCCTTTGGCGTGGTTCCGACCAAGGCTGAGGGTGCGGACGTGTCCTACGATGAACTCGCTCAGGGCTTTGACAAGACGTATACCGCTGACACCTACGAACTCGCGTTCAGGACTTCCAAGGAAGCTCTGGATGATGAGCAGGAAGAGGTGGTCAGTGATGCGGCACGGGCGTTGGGCGTGTCCATGACCTATACCTATAACACCGACCACGCGAACCTGTTCAACAACGGGTTCACCAGCACCACGGGGTCTCCCGATACGGTCGCCCTCTTTGCGACGAACCATACCCTCGTGGGTGGTGGGACGGAGCAGAATGAGTTGACCACTTCGGCTGACCTGAGCGTGAGTTCGCTGAGGGATGCGCTGAACGACATCGCGGATACCGTTGACGATGCCGGGAAGTTGCTCCACTGGCGTCCGCGCTATCTGTTGGTGCCCTATGAGCTGCAATGGCTGGCGAGTGAGTTGATGGGCTCTCCGGGGAATCCCGAGAGTGCCAACCGCACCGTCAATGCGTTCAAGGAGCGTGAGGATGGGCGACTGGATGTGATCGCGTGGCCGTATCTCACCGATGCGGATGCGTGGTTCCTTCTGGCTGAACCATCGCGGCACAATATTCGCTCCTACTGGCGTGAGCGACCAAACACCATGCACGATTGGGACTTCGAATCATCGAGCATGAAGGTGAAGGTGCGCGGGCGCTGGATTCGCGGCTGGTCCGACTTCAGGGGCACCTACGGGAGTCCTGGAGCCTAACGTAACACCACAAGGGTAAGCGAGAGTTTAATTCTCTTGGGCACACTACGCCGAGGCCCTTTGGGTACAGCGTAGCGTGTTCCTGATAAGGAACAAATAAATGGGTCTAACAAACTTTCCTAGAGGGATTTCCAGTTTTGGAGTCCCCGTCCTTGGTGGCGGGAATATCACCACCACGGGCACGGTGTACTTCTTGGACAGCGGCATCGGCAGCGATGGGAACGATGGGCTCTCTTCAGAGCGTCCGTTTGCGACCCTCGATTACGCCTTCTCCCGCTGTGCCTCGAACAATGGGGACTATATCATTGTCGCTCCGGGTCACGCTGAGACCATTACGACAGCGGTGGGGCTCGATGTAGCGGGAGTGACGGTGGTGGGACTTGGGCCAGGCCGCTCCAAGCCAGCCTTCACTGGCTCTGGTGCGATTGACGTGTTCAACGTCTCAGCGGCCAACATTACCATCCATAATCTTCGGATTATCGGAGCGTCGGCGTCCGTGACCGCGCTCATCAACACCACGACCGCTGGCACGGATTTCAGTGCCTACGATTGTCTGTTTGAGCCTGACGCAACGCCCCTCAATAACATCACCATCAACGCGCCTCGGTATACCTTTAAGCAGTGTACTTGGCGGTCGAGCGCCAACGGTTCGGATTACGCCATTCTTCACGAGACCGGGGACTGTGACGATTGGATCGTGCAGGATTGTGTGTTCAATTACGGTGTGGGCTTGGGTCTGGACCTCGCCGTGATTGCGGGTGGGGCGCTCAAGACAGTTGGTGGCACCTTTGACAATAACATCGTGATCGGATTCGATGTGTTGATCTGTGACTTCAACTCTAGTACTTCCGTGCAGGGTGATGGGGTGATCTCCAATATCCGAGCGGTGGCTGGGGCGGGCGTGGCAGATATCGACACNGCCAATGACCATGGTGGGTATTCGACCATCAACTGCTTTGTGACGGACTCCGTGACCGAATCTGGGTCTAAGTCTCCAGTCGCAACGCCTGCGTAATGAGTAAACTGGCGGTTGGCCCTGCGTGGGCATCACCGTTTGTCTGGACGAAGTTCACNGAATCCGCCCTCAATCTGGAACACCCAGAAGGATGGGATGTGAAGTGGTTCTTCGGCAAGGGGTGGTGTCCAGCCCGCCGTCACATTGACCTATGTGAACAAGCCCTCGGGTGGGGGGCTGATCTGATCTGCTTCGCTGGGGCGGATCAGGTCTATCCCACTGATACCTTAGTACGGTTAGTGAACAGAATCACTCAAGGCTATGACGTGGTGGGAGCCATGGTGCCCGCTCGTGGGTACATTGAGTGGATGGACATGAAACCATTTCAACCCATGGCGTGGAGATTTAAGAGAGGGCTCCCCCCACGTATCTTCCGTGGCTACTCCAAAGATAAGGACATGGTGGAGATCATCACTCCTGCTGATGGAGAGATGCAACAGGTCCAGTTCATGGGATCAGGNGTGTTGATGTTTCCATCNATTCTCCTNGCATACCTGAAGCGGCCATGGTTCTTTGAGACGGTTCAGCGGGAGACATACACCCGCTTCGCCAACCAGGATGTAAACTTTGTCTGGCGCTTGCAAGAGGAAGCCCTCGCAAAGGTGTGGGTGGACACAACCATTAAGGTGGGCCATATCCACTCCTTTGTGATTGACGAGACCTTTCAAGATCGCTTCCCCGACTGGACCACGGGACATGGCGACCCTGAGATTGCGAAGTATATCTCACTGAAATGAACCAACTCGTGGTGGGCTTAGGGGAAGTGGGTGGGCCGCTGCGGGAGTTACTGGATGCGGATGGGTACGATACCCAGCGCGGGGTGTTCACTCCCGCCCACTACGATGTGCTCCACATCGCGTTCCCGTATCGTGCCATACAGTTTGAGCAGCAGGTGTTGGAGTACCAGACCATCACGGGACCACAGTTAACCATCATCCATTCCACCGTCCCCATTGGGACGACCGCACAGTTTGAGCGCGCGGTACACAGCCCTGTGAATGGGACCCATGCCCACATGCGGAGGGACTTACGGATTGTCCCCAAACTGATTGGGGGCTGGCTCGCATGGGAAGCCTCCAAGGTGCTCGCGGTGGCGGGGATTCCCATTGGGCAACTCTATCCCACCGCTGAGCAGACGGAAGCCCTCAAACTCATGTGCTTGGCAAAGTATGGGATATACATTGCGACAAGTCGGATGTGCGAGGAGATCGCCAAGTCGGTTGGGCTCACCGCGCGTGATCTTCAAGACTGGGATCGTCAGTATAATGAGCACGTCCCGACCCACTTGCGCCGCCCGCTCATCACTCCGCAGGGGGGTTCCATTGGCGGGCATTGTGTCATTCCTGGGACAGCCTTACTCTATGAAGACGTTCCACACCCATTACTAGAGGGGGTTTTGCGNTATGGTGGCTAAGTGGGGGAATCAGGACGTNCAGATTGACNCCGATGCGCACGTTCACTCAAGCGTCACGATGGGCGAGGGAACGGTGGTGTGGGGACTCTCGCGCATCCATGAGGATGTGACATTGGGGGATCAGTGTAGTGTGGGTGAGCTAACTTATATCGGACGGGGCTCCCATATTGGAGCCCGTACCCGCATTGGCGCGCAAGTCCATATCACTGATCACATGACCATTGGGCAAGGGTGCTTCATCTCTCCCATGGTTACGTTCTCCAATGATAAGAAACCCGTGGTGAACAATCCCCTCTTCAAGCGCCAGTCCCCCATTGTGGAGGATGATGTGAGTATTGGAGTGAACGCCACGATCCTTCCAGGTGTGACCCTTGGTCGCGGGTGCGTGGTGGGTGC